CTTCAGGAATAGGCTTAGATTTAGTCTGGTACTCATTTAATATTTTTAACATTTTTGCTGCCGTGCTTTTCTTGACATCCTTAATTTCAGCATATACATTCTCGCCCATATTAATAAACGACATTACGTTGATGTTAAGTGCTTTACACTTACTATCAATAAAGTTTACCTGCGCACTAGAAATCATGCTGTCTTCCTTCCACTCTCCATCGGTAGGCTCAGCAGCTACAGTCTGCCTAACGATAGAAACAATATCCTTCTTTGCTAATTCCTCGGCTGCGATAGTCTTGATTTTCAAAGCCTTCCGCAGCGCTCTTCCTTCTGCTCGTGTAGATGCTGTAGCAACTGGATGAGCGCAAAATAGATCATCACAGTTTCCATGCCACACATCTGCAACCTCAGAATACGTCCTTAATTGTCCCGAATCCATCCAATCAATAACGATCTCAAACACCACGGTTGCTCTGCCGGGGCCATTAGAATCGGTTGCAGGCCAAACCTGAGCGGGTCGGCTAACCACAATCGTCCCCAGCAGCTCTTCTGCTACTCGCCTAAGTCCAGCGCATGTTGGATTACCGTCAAACAGTTCAGACTTGTTGAACTTTGTCATAACGTAGTCATTCCAATCTTCTGATCCGTAAGCAGGCATAAGATCGTCGTTCATCATTCTTTCCTTCCTAAGTTCCTCGTTTGCTTCTTGTTTAATAGTTTCTACGTCAAACATAGATTCTTGCATTTTAACTAACCTCTACTTCAATAAAACGTTTAGTTTTAGGTGGGAATTTATTTGCAACCTTTTCTACTTCAGTAGATACAACATCCCACAATTTTCTTTCAACAGCTTTAGACATGTTCTTGCATAAGTATTTCACCCTAATTACACAGAAGCCTCTAGATACAAGCAATCCATTCTTGATGCTATCCATTTTGATAGTCTCTGCTAACTTGGCTTCTCCAAAGTATGGCAAGAAATGTTGCGGCCCGTCTACCTCTATTATAGTGTTTAACTCTGGCAAAAGCAAGTCGATTTCAAAATTTCCTTCAATTAATCCCTTCTTATGCATAACAACTTCGTAGCCCATTTCCTGTAGCTTGCCCTGAAGAAATTTTTCTTGTTTAGAACCTTCTAAGCATGCCAATCTAAGCGCACGCCCAGCGCGTTCTTGCATTTCCCGCTTTTTAGAGTCAGGTATATTATCCCATCTTTCTTTTGCGTTTTGCGAAAAAGTCTCGCGATCTTCTTCAGACATGTTTTGCCAAGCCTTCTCAACACCTTTGCTGATGGCGAGTTTTTCTTCTTCAGTACGTGTCATTCCCTCGGTGGGATGTTTTGAACGTCCTTTTTCGATTGCTAGTTTTTGAGATTCGGATCTTGTGCGAATTTTTTGATTGTTTTTCTTTAAAATTCTTTCTATCTTTTTAGGATACGTGTCAAGTTCTTTTGCAATTGATATGGTGCTAAATCCATCTGCGTACTGCTTAACAACGTAAGATTCATCTATTTTCATTTTGTTTCTCCTATAATTCGCAGCAGATCGTCCACATTCCAGTTGTCAACTATGCCACAAGGCTTTTTGTTGCAGAAATTTTCGATACATTCTGCGTGTGATTGGCTTCTTGCTAATATTTGCACTCTGTCATTTCTCATAATCCGCACAGCATTATCAAAGTACACTGGACTATCTATCCAATCTAAATCCCATACATAAAAATATATCTGCGCATTTGACGATGTTTTAAGACACATTTCCGCTAACTCTAAAGTTGTAGGAATAATTACGCCATTATAAGAAGATAAATGAGCGCACATTTTTACGCCAAACAATGGCTGAGTGGCGGGAATAGAAGATCTTTGATAAAATGCCCCTGCCGATATGTCTGGATTAGCAATCAGTTTATTAAATTCTTTAATCATATAAAAAGAATTTTGAGACATTGAAAGATCGGTTAGTGCTGAAGCTATTCTCATTTATTTATCCTGTTCGGCGGTGTCGATGTTTTATAGTTTTAATGTTGGTTTCCCAGTATACTTTTATTTCATCTATTTCTAGATCGTGTTTTGATAGAAACCGACCATTCGCCATTAGTTTTCTTTTGCCAACAACATTGATAAAATTTTCGTATAGATTTTCTGATGGTTTTTTAATATTGTAATTCCAAGGTCTACTGTTCCACACCTTTTTTATAATTGATGCGTCAGCAAACAGGAAATCAAAACTTAAATTCTTGTCTTCAATAATATCTATAGCATATTCGAACTTGCCTTTTAAAAACGCTAGGCTACTGTTTTCCAAAACTTTGAAGTTATTGATTCTGTAGAATGGGGTTACAAATAAAAGCTTCTCGCATTTTTTATCTATACATTCGTTTACGGTATCTTTAATTAGCGATGGGTTGTTATGCATGGCCTGAATAGAATTAGCAGCTGACTGCATTCGTAGAACGTCAAATCCTAAATCTTCCGGCCTGTCGTAAGGTCTTACTCCAGCACAACTTCCAGCAACATAGAAATCCCCCTGCGCTTTATAGTGCTGAATAGTTCCTTCGACTATATTCCAAATCCAAGGACGTTCTGGCGATATATAAAAATTATTTAATATCAATCCAATCATTTTTTCTTTCCTGTTAAGTTATTTGCATGTATATTATTATAGTATTAAAACTCTTAATTGACACACTTATTAGAATAAAACCCATCGCCCCATCCGAGATTTCCAAACCATCTCGTTTCTAATCTTTGCATATTGTACTTATTTAAAAACAGATCTAAATCGTCAATCATAGCACAATTTTCATACATTTCATGTCTGTTGATTTCGCAGTAAATATGTTCTATTTTTTCTAGAGTCTTAGTGGCGCCTTTTAAAACCTCCAATTCATAGCCTTGAACGTCCATATTTATAAAGTTAAATGAATGATCTTGCCCTTCTAAGACATCATCTAAAGTTGTAATAGTTACTGTTTCTTGACCATCAAAAATAATGCCCGCATGTTGCAGGAGATGAATTTTTGGCATCAGTAGCGAGGACGACATTCCACTATTTGCAGTTTCAGTAAACATTTGCTTTTCGCCCTTTTCGTTTCCAAGACCTATATTAAAGGCTTTATAACCCATAGGTTCGACGCGAGCTTTACATATTTCGTAATTTGCTTTACATGGCTCAAAAAATAAAACGTTTTTAATTCCTAGTTCTTTGTAGCTCTCCGCTTCTTGGCCTTGATGGGCGCCTATATGCAAGACGTTTATATCGTTAAGTTTGTACTTTTCAAAAAGTTCTTTCATTGACAACAACATTAAAAGCTTCTCCAATTAAATAAAGGAAATATATCTCCATGCCACACTTGAGTTCTGTTTACTAGTGGACAAACCGTCTCCTGATTCTTCCAATATAGACTGCCTAAAAAACCAATCCACCAGCTAAAAGTCCCTAAAGAAAGAACTTTCTTTTTACAGTTAGCTCCTAAAATTATGGTATCGAGAGGCGAGCCGTTGTAGATTTCTGCATTGTATGATTTCTCTAAACTTTTAACCATTTCATCTTCGGGACTGTCGCTAGTTAATATGATTCTTTTATTGTCCAGCGATTCGATAGCTTCTTGATAATAACTATAAGATAGCGCCCGCGTAAATTTTATATCTCCAAGTCTAATATGCACAAAAGTAGCATCTACCTGATGAGATTCTGGATTTTTATACTTGTTTATCTCGATAAACTTATCTATGCACCACCGATTCTGAAAATAATCATCCATCCACAAATTTGCTTCAATTTTGTCACCAAGGTTAAATATGTCTACTATATTTTCATTGTTGACAATAATGTTTTTATTATAAACCTTATTATCTCGCCCCGTATTTACAGACAGTATGTCATTCCATTCGTGGTGAATACTTTGGTCATGTTTTACAGACAATATATTAGCCGCCGACATTTGAAATAAGTGATTGCCAAATCGTCCCTTCCATTTAACGTATATCAAAACTACTCCTTATTTTATTTTCCCAATAGCTCATCGTTAGCAAACGGCTTTCCCAATTTGAGGATTCTGGCTGCATATCTGGCCGAAAATCGCTCCAATTGTCTAAGAATATTATTGGAAGATCAGATTCTTCAAAATCGTGAGTTCTATGTCTTTTAATTACTGGAATGCATCCCATATAAAGAGCCTCCCAAAGTCTGTGAGTGTCAATACCATTGCCTCTTGGACAGAAGCAAAATTTATAAAGAAGTAGATTTGTGGCATACTTATCAAAATCTCTTCCGTTAACCGCTGGAATCCAGTCGTAATCAATTCCTGACTCATTGAGTTCCTGTAGCATTCCAACTCTAACCTGCTTGTTTGTGTTTGGATTAAATTGTGCAAATCCTTTGTTAAGTCTTCGGTAGCTTACATTTTCACGCTGGTATCTCAAATGGCCTATTTTCGCCGGATGCCAGTGCGGGTTCTCCAGTCCAATAGGAAGGGGTGAAATTTTAGGATGGTTACAGTTCAGATTTTGCGCGTACCAATGAACTAGATTCACCGGCAGTCCCACAGGATTAACTGATTCATCACTATTATGAGTTACTAAAACGTAATTATAGCTAGGATTGTTGCTTATGTAAGTCAAAGCTTCTAGATGGTGATGTGTTGGAGAATACACTATATAATTTTTTTTAGCATCAATCGCCGGATTTCTAAAGTCAAAATCGCAGACTTTCTTAAACGCATTTCCATAAATCGGGTCAATCATATCAAATCCTTTCGAATAAAGCATCTCCAAAGCCCGAAGTGCCGTATGGATATACTTCACGGCACTCAAAACCCTTTAGTCCTAAAAAGTCTAAAAGCGCCTCGTACATGACTTGATTGTGGTAGTAAACTTGAAAATTTACTTCGGTTATAATATATTTTACATCTGACAAACGGTCGCCCATTCCTTCCAGCGCTATTTTTTCGTATCCCTGCAAATCCAAGCAGAGTAAATCTATTTTTTGTATTTTCCTATCTTCCATAAAAGTGTCGAGTCTAGTACAGGGCACACTAATTTTCTTTTGCTTAAAATTTATTTGATCTCCTGCATGGATTAACGCCGATGAAGCGCCAATGTTTTTGTCTATACTTTCTTCCATGTCTGTGGCAAAAAATTCTATGTCAGAATTTTTATCTCCAACAGCAATCGGTATTAGTTCTATTTTTTCATAATTAGAAATATTTTTTCTACATACATCTATAGATTCTGGGTTGCACTCAAAACAATAAATCTTGCTAGGCCGATAGTAGTCGAGCATATGTATAGCATCTAAACCATCTCTTGATCCGCATTCAAAAATTATTGGCTCATTATCTAATTTGATAAATTTAGTAAAAACCTTTTGTGTGTATGTACTACTCAATTATGAAGCTCTCCAAATTTTTGCTATGGATATGAAGATTGAATAGCTTATAATAGATTTTATCTTTATCTAGAACATACGGCTTGTCATCAACAAATCCAACTTCAAGCCCTTCATTTATAGCCTGTCCTATATAATGCTTAGGGTCTATAAAACCATTGCTGTGTCCATTATTAGTTCCTCCTAAAAACTGCCCATATGATCCGGGGTCAAAAAGAAGCGAGCCATATTGAATATTTTTTGGCAGTGTTGGAAAGGACTGAATTCCTCCGGTGCTAAGGACCATCTTTGCCAAGGACATCTCGCTAATATGGTCGCGAACCCATTCTTGTAATTTAGCATTTCCTCTTGTTAATAGATAATTAAAAGATGCGCATAGGTTGATTAGCTGTTCTGCATTTGGGAAGTAACAAAATGCAAAGGTTGACTGTGTGGGCGACATATCAGTTATTTTCACCTTTTCTCCAAGATGTTCTAGCTCTCTGAGCTTGCCGTATAACAGCACATCATTCTCAAAGTGGAAAACCTTTTCATATTGATTATCGTAAACATGCGCCATCACATAGTAAATTCTTTCGCATGTTTTTTGCCAAAATCCGGCTGGACTTGGATATGTGGTGTTAGGGGTTCCGTGATTATCAAACCAAGACAGCCTTCTAAAATCATCTAGCATGGGATGACTAATATCGTCTTGCGAAATCCAATTAACATACAGTTCTTCAAAATAGTCTGCCGGTTTTTTAGAGATAAAATCTATCTCTAGCCCCGGATTCATTTTGCGGGCCTGTCGTAGCGAAATCTCTACATATGGTGGTATACTATCTGTATCTGATATAAAAGTGTTTACAATTCTCATATTAAGTCCAACTATGTATAGTGAAAAGGTCTAAATCCGTTATTCTATTTCTTGTTATTAAAGACTCTATTTCGTGGCGCTGCCAAGGGTTGTTTTGATATTTTCCGTTGAGTTGAGTTTTAGTAGATTTGATTTCATACATTTCTGGATATGCCCAACTAACGTAATTTCCATACATTTCAAATTCAGACAATACGCATTGATCGCAAAAAACTTGATTTCCATAATCAAGAAATGTATTTATGTCTGGCAGCATTTCTCTGCATATCTTTTTGTCAAACATCATAAAGTCGTTAATAAACGTGTGATCGACAACTCGCTCCATGCCACTCCACTTTTCCATAAAATTAAAATATGGTTTATGGAACTGCTCTCTGTCACTGATAAAAAATACAGGCTTTTTGTTTTGAAAAAGCTTTTGTTGATTATTAAAAATCACATCAGAATCTACCGCTAGGTAAAAATCGTTTTCAGTAAAGTTCTGAAACAGTTTGATAAATTGTTGATATATCCAGTTTTTTCTTTTAAATTTAATATCTTGGCAGTCGATTGGCAGAGCGTCTTCGTCTGGAATATGTTGGATTTTATCAGAGGTGATTTCAGTAGGCGAAACTAGATAAATATTGTCTGGTTTTGGATTTAAAAACTCCATGCAGGAGTTGATTGAGTATTCCAGTTTGGTATAGTCTTTAGGATGAGCAAGCATTAATAAATCGTAGTTCATTAAATTTTCTCCATAATTAGTGTTGGAGGAAGCTTGTTATAATTTGCCACTAAATTAAACTCATTAGCGTATGTTTTTCCCCACCAAGAACCTTCATCGCAAATATATGTATTTGAACTAGATGTTCCGTTAACTCCATTGAAATAGTCATAGTCATGAACAACAAAAACTTTTGTTTTATGTTTTAGGAGATCTATAGAATCTGTTCTAGCTTGCCACGGAGCCTGATCTACAAAAACCAGATCATAGCATTCAGTATCGTCGGCATCAATAAAACCTTGCAGCTCACTCCAATCTTGAAAATGTAAAAAGTTGTAGTTCTCTAAAGAGTACTTTGTTTTAGTTTTGTTGTACCAATGTCCATCAGTTTCAATTGCTGTCACAGTTGCTTCAGGATTTTTTTGACAGAAATCCTGCATAAGTGGCCCACTTCCATCTCCGGTTCCTAGTTCAAGAACGCGAGCTTTCGATCCTAAAGAGTCTAGCTGTGTTTTTAAATAGGGTCTATGGGTATAATAATCACTCATGATAATCCTTCTGTTAAATTAATTTCTGTGTGAGGGCATTTAATGTCTTCAAATTTTAGATTTTCTAGATTGATTCTTTTTCCTTCATTGAATTTTTTTAGCAAAAATTCTGGAGTATATTGATACCAATCTCCTGATCGGTTGGAATGGCTTTGTTGGACTCTATTGTTAGGGCTATTAAATACACAGCTGAGAAATGGCGCTGCTATGTTGCATCCTCCTGTCACAAAAAATCTTTGCATGTTGGATTCTAAGCCATTTGGATTTTGAATCCAGTCGCTATATACATGAGTGCTAAGTATATAGAGTTCTTCTAGCATTTCTTTCATAACAGTGCGTTTAAATATATGACCGTCTACAGACATGGGATAGCACCAATAAGAACTGTAAGGATTGGACAACATGTTCCAAACAATCCACTCCTGAGCATCATCTGCATACACTTTACCGCCCGGAAGATCTTGAATCATTTGTTCTCCAGATTGTCTTTCTTTAATATTACTTCCCATCCGCAATGAAATACATTTAAGTTGATCATTTGCCAAATTTAGGAGCATTGGCGAAAGGTTGGGTATGTTTCTATAAACAATACAATCATCGGTGAAAAAGCATATAAATTCATTGTTGCAGTCAAAAGCTGAAGCGCAGTGCAGTACGTCTTTATAGAAATTTCTAGTTTGTTGCCTCCAGTCAACCTCTAAGTGTTCTTTTTTTAATACTTCATAAGCATCTGAATATTCAGGATCTGCATTGTAAAGCACAATAACTTTAGTACATTGTTCAAAATTTTTAGCTATTGTTTTTAGTGTAAGATCTAGCTGTAAGGGTCTGTTCTTACTGAATATGATCGAAGTAACCACTAAATCTCTCCTTGTCTTTATTGGTATAGTACCAACTGATTGTTTTTTGCAATCCTTCGTATAAACCTGTTGGCGCTTCGATTCCAAATACATTCTTAGACAAGCTGGTGTCCAAGCATCTGCGAGGCTGACCGTCTGGATATTCAGAATTATACACAATGTCACCCTTATAGCCCATAATTTTGGCTATCATGGCAACCAAATCTTTAATTTTAATTTCCACGCCAGTCCCAATATTAATCGGGAACGGATATGCGCGAGTGTCTGTGGAACAAGCAAGCGCGATGAATTCTGCGCAGTCGTCAACATATAAGAATTCTCGGCTGGCTTCTCCGGTTCCCCATAGCTCGATCTTGCCATGTCCGACCGTGATAGCTCTGTCTATTTTTAAGATCAGAGCGGGGATGACATGACTGCTTTTGGGATTGAAGTTATCGTGTGGGCCGTACATATTGACAGGAATTAGATTGGTTGACTGCATTCCATATTGTTTATTGTAAGAAATAAGTAGCTCCATCAATGTTTTCTTGGCGATGCCGTAGGGAGCGTTAGTTTCCTCCGGATAGCCATTCCAAATATCTGTCTCTTTGAATGGCACCGGCGTGTGTTTGGGGTAAGCACACACAGTTCCCACCATCACAAACTTATGCAGCTTTCCATACTTTCTGCACGATTCGATCAGATTCATACCCATTGCAAGGTTGTCATACATAAATTTTCCGGGCTGCTCTCTATTAATGCCAATGCCACCACAAGCAGCAGCCAAATGAACGATCACATCTGGCTCATAAGTTTGCAATACATAATCAACATGCTTCTGTTTTGTGAGATCCCAATCGGATCGCCCTCTGATCCCTACTGTGTCAAAATGGCTCGCGGAATTTAGGCGCTTCATTACGGCAGTGCCTAAAAATCCACTTGAGCCAGTCACCAAAATTCTCACAAAATCTCTCCTTTATAAAAAGCGTAACTTCCGAAATAGCTTTGTATGATACTTTTACTATCTTCTTCATATCCAAACTCAGCCAATATTTGCGCTGCTCTATGTACTGATGTGTGATTACGTTCGACAATCTTGAGACCTTCTTCGGCTAGTTTTTTTCTGCCTTCTGGATCATTCAAATATTGATCAATCAATGATTTAAAATGTTCGGGATCGTTTGCTAGTGGAACACTGTCTCCAAACAAACTTTTGTACCCTTCTACATTATCGCTGATACAGAACCCGCCCGCATACAAAATCTTAAAAATTCTTTCATTTACATCGAATCCAAATTCCTGCGCATGTGGCTCGCTTAAATTTGGACAGATTGCGGCAGAGCGAAACAAATTCTTTACGTCGTTATCTTGAATAAATCCGCAATATTGATTTACGGGCCAAGGTTGATTGCCAAAAATTTTAACTTTGTAATCGCCCATAGTTTGGGATGTCGGACCTAATAGCGGAAATAGATATTTATTGATTACCTGCCCCTTGTACGGCCAGTACCCACCTACAAATCCAATATCACACTCTAGCGCTGGATCAAATTTTGCATCGCGATACGTTGTAACATCTGCACACATCATTAAAGAAATTGGGCGAATGCCGATGGTTTCAAAGTAATTATGCGTCCACTCGACCGCCTCTGGGGTGTAGTGAATATGCACGAATTCAGGTTGGCCCGTCTCGTCTTTCAATCTTTGCAGTATTTCTCGCTCTTTAGGCGAGCAAAAAAGAATATTGTATTTTTCTTTATCTACAATTGCTGCATGATCGCCCCAGTCTCCAGCTCGCAGTCCAACCTTTAGGTGCGGCCTTTCCATGATACATTTGATCGTTGCTTCGTCCAAGTTGTAAGATTGCCCCATAAAAATATCTGGCTCAAAATCGTCGAAAACGTCGAAAGCTGGCACTGCGTCTTTTTCCCATAAGGCGACCTGCGCCCCACATGCTTTAAACGCATTGGCCCATGCCATCCTTTGGTAGTAATGAGCATGGCGACCATCATTGCAAATTAATATTTTCATTTAATATCCTTTATCCTGTCTATCTCTAATATGTTCATTTTTTTATGAGCTAAACACGCGAAAGAACCGCCCATAGCTAAAATCTCATTTATGATTTCAAATGATAGTTTTTTCTTATCTTTTGTTTCAAACTTGTTAAATATACATTTCAGCATTTCGTACTCTTTTCCAGTAAAGTAAGCTATTTGCGCCCATTTATCCTTGAGTCCATAAGACATAATAGAAAGCTCGTTGTCTATTTCCGTCAGACCTACCTCTGTGTCTTTTAGCTGAGAATTTATATCCTTAATTACAAATGATCGGGAGTAATCAAGGCTAATAGTGTCTGTATTGAATAATACATCGCCATGTATGAACATAAGGTGTTTAGACGATGAGTTATTAAATGCAAGCCTCAAACTTTCAGATGAATTAGTCTGGTCAAACATCTGATTCTCTACAAATCTAGTTTTGCCCTTGAATCTTTTTATAATCCTATTGGCATGGCAGCCAACAACGGTTATAATCTCAGGATTGTCAAAATAATTATTCAATGCTTTTATTTGATGCTGCAATAAAAAATCGTTGCTTATTTTAATCAAACTACGAGGCTCATACGATTTGATTTTTTTTCCAGATCCCGCAGCCAAAATAGCTACGGCGATGCTCTCTTCTTTGTTTACTTTGACCTTTTTAATATTTACTGTGTGTCTTTTCATCTGTTTCTCATAGTCTGTGCGTTTTGTTCGAATATTTCTTTAGTCATTTTTAGTGACTGGTTGTTACCGTGTATATTTGCCACAGCTAAGGATTCAGGGATGTGAGACATGACACACACTCTCGAAAGCCTTAACCATAAATCGTAGTCTTCCGTGCATCCGATAAAGCCTTGACTAGCAGGCCCATGCAGCTTGCTGTCGTAGAACTCACCATTAGGAAGTCTTACCATTTCTAGGTACTCTTTTTTAATTAGTGCGTTGCTATGAACCATGCATTGTCTTAACAATCTTTCCTTACTGTAAGCAGGTTTAAATTCTCGCTTGCTGAAATCAGGATTGACATTTTCATAGTCAGCGTATGCCACTCCTACTTCTTCGTGTTCGACAAGTTTTGCTACTAGCTTTTCAACCTTTTCTGGGTAGTAAGCATCATCAGCATCTAGCACGCCAATAATGTCGGCCCATTCCAAGCACATCTCGATAGCTGTATTGCGAGCGACACTAGCACCGGAGTTTTTGATTTTTTTTACGTTGATTTTCTCCACATCATGCAAGTTTTGCACACCGTAAGTTATTTTGAAACCTTTAATCTTTTCCCAAGAATCATCAGACGAGCCATCATCCACAACGAACAGCCGAATTGGACCTTTGTAAGTTTGGTCCATGATACTTTTCATGGCGGGAACGATATAATTACCATAATTATAATTCGCACAAATAATAGCCACTTTAGGAAGCATTAAATTCCTCCCAAGTATAAATAGTTTTTACTTCGCCTTCGTGACTCTTTAGCTTATCTAGAAACTGCCTGCCATCAGATATTTCGTCTTGAAATATTTTGGTCTTGTTGCCGTTTAAAAACTTAAAAAGAAATGTAGGAAATACAAAGCCATCAAATCCGTTGTAAGGCTCTATGGCGACAAACTGTTTAAGATCTACAGAAACCATGTTGTGAATATTGTCTAGTACGTCATGAGGGATTTCTTCACCAGAAGTTGTAATATAGGCCCATCCGTTTTGCGCATGAATAAAAGCCTCATCAATTATGTGTGCCGCTGTTTGAGCTGTTGATTCCATTTGTACAATGTGGTAATTAGTATCGCTTTTTTCTCCAAAATAAGAGACAAACAAATTCCAAATTTCATTGTTGTATTCTACTTTACTATTTATAACTACTAAAAACAATGGCTTGCCGTCTTTTTTGCGACATGCAGCGACAATGCTGCTCAACGTTTTTTCTAGATCTGCAATTGCGTTGTCGCTATCTGAGTTAAGCTTAATAAAAAATCCCATATTAGGGTACAGCTCTTCCATTAATGAATTTTCTGGATTTAGCTGGTCTTCAAAACTTAAATCATCTAGCCATTGTTGCGGGCGATAGGCAGTGCAGAATCTATCGCAAATAAAATATTCGTCGTCATCTTTTCCTAAAATTCCTAGTTTTTCAGGTCTGTTTAGTTCGCATCCTGTTTGAGCTTTGTTTTCATCAGTAATCGAAAAGATACATCCATTACATTTTGTTACTAATCTATTGTCCATTATTTAATTCTCCTTGCACACAGCAAAAATGTGTCTTGTTGAAAATGTGTATTTATTATTTGAAAATTATCAGGGAGCAAATCTTTTATGAATTCAAAGTTTAGCATGCTTTTAGCTATAATCCCGTCTGAAAAAATGTGCCGATTAATAGCTTCCAACGACGCTTCTTGTCTAAATATCGTTCTTGCTATAAGATCAAAATCAGTATCACATATAGTCAGAGTTCCTCCACGCCTTATTTTTCTAATCAAAAGTTCTAGCACTTTAGGGACTTCAAAGAAATTGAATCTAGAAAGAAATTTATCTGAATATATTTCCATAGCTTCTGCGTCTAAAATCGCTTTGTTGATTTCTGAAGAATTGCAGCCAAGATTTTTGTAGCCATCTTTTGATTCCACGCCTAAGTAAAATTTCATTTGTAATCTCCTATCACTTGATAAAATAGATCGTTCCAATTTTTAACAAATCTATCAAGATTATATTTTTCTTGTATTGTTTTGCGTCCAGCGGCTCCAATCTTTGCTGCCAGCTCTGGATCGTCTAGTAATTTTTGACAGTATGACTTTAGTTCACCAGCATCGTTAGACATAAAACCATTCACTCCATGTTCGATAATTTCTGGTATCATGCAGTTTTTAGTAGAAACCACTGGGCATCCACAGGCCATAGCTTCCAACATTACGGTAGGTACTGGCGAATGAAGTGATGTATTTAGGAATAATCTTGCCCTTTGATAATAATCTCTCAGCTCTTCTCTGGTGCGGGCTGGCTCAGAAAAACCGGGATGAGTCGTACATTTACCCACTATAAAGCGTGAAATATCTTTTACTACGTCCTTCCATAGCTGAAATCCGCAACACCAATCTCTTGTAGGAAATTCGTTGACGACAGATAAACATCCCTCTATCTCGGGAACCTTTCTATTTGATGGACACCAAAAATTAGTATCGACACCATGTTCTACAACATAGCCACTGCTTTTCCATTGGGTTTTGTTATAGTCAGAAATAAATGAGTTGTGCTTAATTGGCAGACTGTTGTAGCTTTGGATTTGCGTTTCTACATCAAACCTAATATCGGGCAATACGTGGCAGTGGCGCAGAATAGGAACGGGAGATTGTCCAGACATTCCATTGGTATCTGTTAAAATATCATGAGCTACTTGCAGTCTATTACAGCTTGTGTGGCTCAGAACTAGATCAATATCAATATGTTGAGGCAGTGAATCTATAATGTGGTAATTGTCTGGTACTGGAGCGTAAGTTGTGTCCCACTCTTTGCCATATTTTAGCGAATAGAAATTATGCCCTGTTCTGCATAGATTCTCTTCATATCTTTCGTGAGTGGCGAATGTAAGAATGTTTAATTTATCGCCTCTTTTGATTTTTTTCATAATTGATCGCAAACTTCTTTGATTAGCTTTAGCCGTCATTTAGATAATCCTTTATAATACTTCCTACTTTTTCATGGCTTAACTTTGTCGCTGCCGCCTTGCATTTTTTACTAATTTTTTCTCTGTCATATTCATTATATACCTGACGCATAGTTTTTGCAAGTTTAATTACGTCGATTTCTAGCCAGTTTGATTCAGCTGTATCTATATATGACATCGTGTCAACAGCGCCAAAACACGGCGTTTTATAAGCTTCCACAGGATGTCCCACTAAATAATCCATGCCAGTGCCCTTTGTATAAATTGCTGGCTTGCCTAGCGCCATACATTCTAGTCCCGGAATGCAGAACGCCTCTCCACGACTAGGCATTACGAAACAATCAATCTGATTTAAAACAGATATGTAGTCTTTACTATCCATCATACCTGAAACAATAACTTCTTCTTTATAAGTACTTCTGATTTTAAGTCCATTTTTTACATGCTGTATGTATTTTTGCGCTCCCTCTAAAGATGTCTTAGAAGTCTTGATAAATAAATTAACTGGTTCTTTGGGATCAAACTCCATATGAAAAGCTCTGATCAACGCTTTTAAATTTTTTCTTTCAATAAACTCACCCACAAAACCAAATGTAAAGTTGTTGTTTAACTCCTGAATTTTATCTCCATCAGTCTGTGTATACTTGTCAACGTCTAAGCTATATGGAACAATCTTTATAGGTGTAGTAACTCCCGATTCTTCAGCTATAATTTTATTTGCGCGACATGCTACCCAAACTTCATCCATTAAATTTAGATGCTTTACCCAGCCAGTTGGCTTCATGTTTGTAGATTCAATACAAAAGCAGCCAATGTTTTTATAGTTTGAATCATAAACAAAATTTGTAGGAATCGTATGCTGTACAACAACGTCACAATCTAGATTTGATTGCTGTTCTAATTGCTTGATCCTGTCTGGGTATTCTCGATCTTGGGCTTCATAAGTAATCGCTCTGGGCACGACGTTTATTCCAGCAGCATCCATAGCCAGTATATTGTTAAGGGCGGCGTTGCCCCAACCTGTGCCATCTCTGTAGTGACCTATGTATAGAATTTTCATTTTAATCCGCCTATCAGACGTTGTGTCCTGATATGTTCCCAAGTATTCCATTGATTTCTGAGTGCAGACAACTCCTTGCCAGCGTGACCAATTGTAAAAGATTCAAACTTATGCTGATCTGGAATATGAGATTCATTAAAATAATAATCGTCCATACCTTTAGCCCTATACTTAAGTGTACAATCTTTTACAACTTTCGACCAAAAATTACCACCTATCCATTCAGGTTTATACAAAACATTAGTAAATAAGAAGTTTACCTGTTGGACTATATCTGTAAGATATTCAGGTATACCTTCTGCGGGTATTCTAATTTTGGGCTCTGAAAGCCAAGTGTCTTGTATATCTAAAAGCGGTAAGGATTTAAAATGATTAATCCATACATCGGCAGTTTTATCCCAATTATATTTTTCCCGAGCCAGACTTCTTTGTCCGCTGCCATACATGGTTAGCGCCGGTCTATGCTGAGCATATATTTCTAGTATCTCTGCAAATGTTTGATTGTCTGGCACAGCCCTGTAACAGCCTGTCTCACACTCCATAGAAAGCGCCAAGGGCTCAATTCCTACTGCTCCAATGTTTTTAATTACAGATTCCATAGCCGAATAATTAGTTGCTATTAGTGGAATTCCAGCATAAGCCGCCTCAAGTTGAGGCATGCCAAAACCTTCGCTATTTGCATATTGAACATAAACATCGAACAGATTGTATATTTTATTTAGCTCTTGCTCGTCGATTGGATTCCTGATGCCAACAAGCTCCTTGGCAAATTTCTTGCAATGACTGCAATACGACGCCGCGTCTTGGTAAAATCCAACGGATATATGTTGGCAGTTTTCGTTGCGACATTTATAAGTAAATAAAACCCTATTGTTTAATTTAAATTTATCAAGTAAATAAGGAATCTCCCAACCAATATCTGGATATTTTGTGTGGCAGTAAAGGAAGGCGTCTGACATTTTAGTTTTGTCTAAAAACATTCTAAACGCTTTGAAAAGATCTGGATATAGTTTTCTGCGCTGATTTCTCATAACAGTGCCTACTATGAAAGACGAGGGGTCCATACCCATCAGCTCTCGATGTTTTGCCTTGTCTGAAACTTGATAAAACGCATCGCTGGCCGCAGGTGATGGTATGCCTGCAAATTTTATTGAATCACACTGACTCAACATTGTGTCGCGTCCAAATTCAGAATATGCCATAACAGAATCCGCACTAGCAAATGTATTGATCCACTGAGGGTTTTGTGGCATTGCGTCTACGGTTGGCATAATGGCCCAATGAAAGTAATCTCTAAAAACAGATCTTTGCTGGTATTCAAACATCCACCAGTCTCTAATATCCATCACGATGTCTGGCATAAAATCAAGACACACACTGTTAAAGCTATACTCTCCAAAAATCATGCTAGGATTTGATAAATACCCTTCATAATCTGGAGATTCTTCGTCTGGCTTGTTAGGAAAAACTATCCAGTCTTGTGGATTTTCCTGAACATCTTTTGCGGACGCATAACAGGCCAATTCCGCGACTTCAAATTCAGGAACTTTGTTAAGTCTGGACAAAACCTCTCTTCCGTACACTGCGTATCCAGTGTTTTTCCAAGAGCATTCATTTATCCATAGTATTCGTTTTTTTCTCATGATAAAATCTTAAAACTAGTAACCCTGAAGTAAGTGAAATCGTATTCTTGTCCATCAATATAGGAACTTCTAGCGCTGGATTCCACAGACATTAAATCGCCTTCGCAAGCATATTTCTCAATCGTCAAAGCGGCAGTGTCCCAAGCCTCAAACTGAAGTAGCGTCAACGTTCTTTTCTTGTTTCCGCCTTTGTCACGTCTAAATTCTTCAATCTCCAATTCAAAAACTAACATTGGAGTGCCAGTATCTTGATCAATTTCTACAGCTGGCTGATGGGTTAATTTGCCCAAAAATATACATTTGTTCATTCAAATTCCTTTTATAAAAAACTGGCGGGATGCGGTGATTAACCTCCCAACAAGTGGGATGCAACGCCTAACCTCCCTCACCAGTTTTGTTTTTTAGAGATTTGGCGGGATGTGCGGGCTAACCTCCCAACTAGCGGGATGCGCGGCCTAACCTCCCTCACCAAATCTATATTTGCTTTACTTCATTGACGATTAAACTTCCGCGATCTCTGCGCTGGACTTCTCCAGTCAACAAAACAGTGTTAGTTTCAATTAGTAGATTTTTATGCTTTTCCCAAGTTTCTGGAAATACAACAGCAGAATCTAAACTTCCACTACTGTCTTCAACAGTCAAAAACGCCATCTCATCGCCTTTTTTGGTCTTGATGACTTTAATTCTTTCAATTTCAACACCAATACTTGCTTTACCTATTATCGTCTCGTTTACTATGTCTTTGCACATATTAACTGCCATATTTAACGAAGAACTATCAACTTTACTGCAAGTCAGCCCGCACGATAAGTATTTTTCTTCTGCCATTGCTATAACCGAAGATTCGTCATCCAAATTGTAAAAAGGATTATCTAAAGATTTTTTGATATCTATTACAGTTTCATATCTTTTAGCTTTCACATTGATTTTTTTTGTCATGACTTCAATAGCTTCGGACAAGTTTTTGAGTCCGTTCTCATTGTGAGCCTCTACAATAGCTTCTTGCTCTCTGGCAGTAAGTTGTTTCCAGCTATCAAACTCGTACAACATTTGCTGGCGACATTCTCGATTATTTTTACCATTAAATGCTCCAACAGAAATTAGTGCGATTGCTGATCTTTTATTGATCCTAAGTTTGTGAACGATGTTGCATAGGCAGTCCATCCATGTATAGCCAGAAACATCTTCTAGACTTTCAAGTTTTTCGCATTCCTTTTTGCCCACAAGCTTGATATAGTTTAATCCATAATAAATAACATCGCGACTTTCGTCTATAGTAAAATTACTGTATAAATGTCCAAGTCTAGGTGGATATACATCAATTTCTGCTCTTCTAGCATCCATGATTAATTGCTTTTTTTCGACATCTTCTTTTGGCTTGCCTTTCGATCCGTCTAGCCAAACTTTATAAAACTTTTTTCTTCTATGGTGCTTGCAGTAAGCGGCCCAGTATGCATTGATGGCATAGGCCACAGCGTGGGATTTATTAAAGGCGTAACGGTTGGACTTCTCAATATTTGCAAAAATTTCTTCTGCGACTTTGTTAGTAACGATTCCTTTATCAGCGGCCCCTTTTAGGAAAGATTTTTTAACTTTCTCCATGAGGTCGGCTTTCTTTTTACCAATAGCCTTTCGAAGAGCGTCGGCTTCTTTAAGATCAAACCCTGCTAACTTTTGAGCAATCTGCATGGACTGTTCTTGGTATACAAGTACACCATAAGTTTCTTTTAAGATTGGCTCTAAAGATTCATGATCATATTCTACTGGGAAGTCTGGAGAGCCATTTTTTCTCAGGCAATACACCTCGGTCATATTCTTGCCGCTTTTATGTTTAGCCAATAGCGTTCCCGGACGAATCAGGCTAATTAGTGCTGCTAATTCTTTGATATTTCTAGGCCGACTTTCTTTGGCCCATTTTTTACCTAGATTAGATTCAAGCTGAAACACGCCCTTGGTATCGCCAGCGCAAATCAAATCCCATACTTCTGGGTCGTCAAAATTGTTGATATTAAAATTCATGCCCACACTCCAGTTTTAGGGTTTTTAACAATAATATGCTGCTTTCTTTTAAATAAGAATTCTTTATTTTGCCGTTCGGAATAAGACACATTACCTTTTATAATACCATGTGTTTTCTGTATATAAGCCAAAAGATTTCGCCATTTTTGTATGCCTATTTGGTGATGTATTTCAATTGCGAGATATTTAATAGGAGTTAAGTCTTGGTTATAAAATATATTGTATTCACTGGTTTCGCAATCTGATTTACAATAGTCTACACTACCTCCAATCTTGCTAATGCAATCTTCTAATGATATAGTTTGCACCTTTTGAATAACATTAGTTTTATCCCATTCTTCATGAACTGATGTTATTTCATTTTTTAATGCACAAGATCCGCTATCGTTATTTTGATGCATGATAATCTCAACTTCATTTCCAGATCTTTTAGCGCAGGCTAGGTTAAAGCCAACAATGTTGTCGCTTTTGATTTTGCCTTGGATTATTTCAAAACACTTCCTTACTGGCTCGTAATAATGAATGACTCCAAAATGGTCTTTGTATTTTTCAGTAAAAGAACCTACATTTGCGCCTATTTCTAAGCACTTGCCGCCGCGCGTTTCTGGAGGAACTTTATACTTTCCAATATTTTCCAATCTGATTTGCATTTATATTCTCTTTATTCGACATATAATTGTCCGTTTGCAAAAGCTTTTTCAAACTTAATTTTATTCGATAAATTTCTCTGCATCTTCAAAAACTTGATAAGAATATTTGCTGTATCTTTAACATCTTGGAGTGCGTCGTGGGAATTGTCTTTAGACATACCGAAATAATCTCTCATGTAATCCATGTTATAACCCTTAACTTCTGCATTGTTCTCGAACCAGCAGTAGACGTGCTGCATTACGTCCATTGTAAAAATAGGATTGAATAGTTTTTGTTCTTCTCGCTTGTCGTCCCAAGGGCCAAAAGCTTTACACATTCGGTTTACAATTGGCATATCATAACTATTGATATTCCAGCCAGCAGCAACTGGGGCTGTCCAGTTAGTTCCTTTGAAATTAAACTTATCACAAAACTGCCCAAACTTTTTCCAAACCGTTTTAGGCATTGGGCCAGTAGCAATTTCTGCCCTAGTCTTTCTTGTTACTTCTAACGCCTCATCTTCAACCGGATCGAATCCTGCGGCGATACACTTTTCTTCGTCAGTAATGCAACGAATCTTACTTTCAAACACACCTCCCGGTTGCAGGGTTAATTTTCTAGCATGAATAGCCACAGCAGCAATTTGCGTGGGCTGACACTTGTAAGGATTGCGCCCCGTTGTCTCAAAGTCAAATACAATAATATCTCGATAATTCATCGCTTTCTCCTTAATTCAATAAACTTCTCTACAGCATCATCAATGTTGTGATAAAGTCTGTAAAACTTGTGACGATCAGACCAAACCTGATATTTAGCCCGTGGGACAAACTGCCCCATCATAAAATCTTCTAAATTGCAAACCGAAACCCCTCTGGACTCAATCGAACATCCAGAAAAAATCACAGACTTGTAGTCCGCCGTTGTGTTAAGCATTACACACCTCCATTACTTTACTTAATAATGCAATCCCGAGAACATCAAATTTGATATGTCCTTGAAACTCTAGTGCGTTCATTTCAAACGCCACTACAGGATTGCCATCTTTATCTTCAGTCATAGGACAAACATCGGCCAAATTTACACTTGAAATAATAACACCGGCAGGATGCTTTCCTTGCGACTTGTTAGTTCCTTCAATATTAATTGCTTGTTCAAAAATATTTGCAAGCGGACCTTCTAATTCCCCTTTATCATTATAGTAACAATAATTTTTAAGATCGTCTGCCTTGTTTTCCAAGTTCCAACGAATTACAGACTTGTCTTCCATCATCTCTAATTGGTCAGAAATTTTAGATTCGTCAATCATACAATCTGTTATCGCATTCATTTCTGCAAATGACACGCTTTCATTGATTCTTAATACTTCTTTTAGTGCCGCGCGTCCTTGCAATCGCCCAAACGTAATCATCTGAGCCACTTTATTTGCCCCATATTTTTGTTTGATATAATCAATAACTTCGTCCCTACGTTCTGCTGGAACATCCATGTCAATATCGGGGATCGCTACGTTGCCCTCAGTGTTTCTACCTTCGTTGTAGAATCGCTCGAAAATAAGGTCGTATTCTATAGGATCTACTTCTGTGATGCCTAGTAGATACGACACTAAACATCCTGCGGCTGAGCCTCGACCCGGACCCGCAAGCCAGCCTTGCTCGCGCACCCATCTAATAATGTCCTGAACAATCAAAAAATATCCAGACAGTTGAGCTTTAAAAATAACTTTAAGCTCATGTTTTACTCTATCTGCATAGATTTCTTTGTATTCTTTGTCTTTAACCTTGCCTGAAGGAATCAGCAATCTAGCCCAGCCATCTCTACATAGTTGAGTTAGATATTCATCCTCATTGTATCCTTCTGGACATTCAAACGTGGGCAGGAGCGGAGGTCCGGCAAGATCGTAATCTTCACATTTATCAGCGATGTCAAATCCAGCAGTTTTGCCAGTTAGCTTAGGCAAAAACCACTTGTCATCACCATTAAAAAACTGTTCGTAGTCGTGTTCTATGTTCTTGATTTTTTTAAGCGTAGTTTTTAGCTTGCTACACAGCATGACCCTATGACAATCAGCGTCACTTTGATCAACATAGTAGATCGCTTGATTTTCATAGTCTAACTGATAATGATTATGCTTAAATAGCTTGGCAAATCCATTCTTTTCTTTTGTAACACAGATAACATTTCCAGCTTTAGCAACTTGTTTCAGAACGTCTAGATTTTTATTGGAAACATATCGAACTAAATCAAACCATCCATTTTTATTCTTAGCATATAAAATATAACCATCAAACTCACAACCAATGATTGGCTTGATACCATGCTTTTTACAGTCTGCACTAAATTCTACAGCACCAGAAACACTTTCAAAGTCAGCAATACCACAGGCAGTATAGCCATATTCCTTGCATCTTTGTGCTAGTTTATCAGTTTTGCAAAATGCAGTCTGTAGACTGAAGTGCGTTTTACAATTTATAGGATTCCACATTTTATTTCTCAAGGTTTGTTCAAATCTTTAATCGCAACATTGTGACAGTCAGCCCTAACAACAAAACCGTTAGAAGGGTCGATTTCGCCTTTGGTTAGCTTTCTTGCCTTTTTGTAATATTCATCGCGAGGCAACCAGCCAAGCACCCAAGCTCGGCCCCATCGCCCATTCTTATTCTCAATCCTGACAAAGACATAGTTGTCGCATTTTTGCTTGGTATTGTAGTTTGCAACTGAACAATCATAGTAAGGCTTTGGCGGGCTAGTGCAACGTTTGGTTTTTACGTCCCAAGTAACCTGTTGGCTATTTCCACAAAGGTTTCCAGTAACAATATCATAATCGTATGTGTTATTGATTATACCACACAAAACATAATTTGCAACCTCTTCTCCTAAAAATCCTGCAATATTTCCATCACCCTTCATAATGGAATTGTTAATAACCCCCATTTCTCGGGCTTTTCGCCATGCTCGCTTTTTCATCCCTTCTGTAATTTGTACTTCAATCATTATCCCGGAGCCTCATAGTATCCAATATTAAATCCGTCTCTTGTACACTTTTCTACAGTTTCATCGTGACCAAATGCCTTGAGATGGTCTTCAACATAATTACACATAGGTTGATTTGTTCCGGGCCAATTATTTTTGTAAAAATGACACAGCTTAGTACACTTAAAATGCGAGCGCTTAGCGCTGCATGGTCGCGGATATTCATTGTGCTGAATTTGTCCGAATCTATTTTTCAACATTTCTAAAAACTTAACCTGATCCGACTGGTCAAAACACATACTGAAAGGACCGCCATCCCTAATGTAAAATATCGTCATGATTGCTTGTTCATATTGAGGATAAAGTTTAGAGATAGCATAATTATACAATAGAAGTTGCGGATCTTCAAGTAATTTCTCATAAGTTTTTTCTTCACCCGTCGCCCAATTCAACCTGCGCCCAGTCTTCCAATCCACAACTTCGATCACACCGTCGTCAACCTGAGTAACTAAGTCGATTGTTCCCTTGATTGCAAGCTGACCTTCCATCATTTTTCCATTAGGCATTTTATACTTAAATTTGGCCCAATCTTCTTCAATAGGAATATCAAATTGCGGCTCGGTATCTACGATATTTCTATTCCGAGGATCGAACTGTCCCTCGTTAAATTCTAGTGCAGTCTTGACCTGCTCCTCACAGAACCTAAAATCAGCAGGCTTGTAGGAGTGATGACAATTTTCTGTGTAATGCTTATAACTCAGATCTAAAACTTTGGCAACGAATTTTTTTGTAGTCAAAGATCTTGGAGTAAAATTTACCTTGCCCACAGCGTCGTCATTGATATACAAGCTTTTACTGTCTGCATTTTCTTGCAGTTTTTTGGTGCAGGCGGCAAGAACCTCCATGACTTTGTGGACAACTGTGCCTAGCTGAGCCTTTTTACCAGATAAGCTTTGATGACCTAAAACATAAGTGATAAAGTATTGCATTTGACAATACTCATAATTATTGTAGCTGGAGCTACGAATATAGGTTACTATCATTAGTCTTCCTTAATTTTATGGATTTTCTTTTTTCTAGTGTTCTTTGAGTCCGCAACAATTTCTTCCTGCAACCATCCAAAGCCTTCAATTGCTTCTATAATAGCTGCGCACGTTTCATGTATTGTCATATCTTGGTTGTCGATAACATGATCTATTTTGTCCCAGCTCTTTTTTATTTCCTGTTCGCTGGAATGATGATCTACCCCTTCAGTAGAGCGAGTAAGTCCGATAACCTTGCCGCCTATTTCCTGAATAGCTTCAACTTCGTTAGGAAATCTACAATCATCTATTACTGCGAGTAGTGGCTGCTCTAGCTGAATGTCTTGCAGACATCTATCGACCCAAATATTTGGGTGAATTTTGCGGCAAATATCTGTGCCGAAATGTTGTAGGAAGTCGCGAACGGTCATTGGGCCTGCGGTATGATATGTTAGATTTATTTTAGAAAATTCTTTTTGCATTGCCTTACTATCATAATTCAGACGCAAATACCCCCATTCTTCTTCAGCAACCTCATGAGTCAAAATCCCCGGCATGTTTTCCCATCTTAGATGAGGAACTACTTGCTTCTTATGTTCTAAACTTCCGTAAACCTGCTCATTTTTAAGGCCGAATAAACCAACAGCCATCTCTTTCAGAGGGTCTGCAAAAGAGTATTTTTTAACGAACGGCCACATATTATACATAGCCCATTCGATAAATTCTACATCTTTTCTATTGATGTCCATATAAGTGTCTGCGACCTCTATTTTGCCGCTTTCTGTCTCAACATCTGTCTTGATGATGAGCTGACCTCGATTGGACACCCCAAAGTTTTCAATGATGCGATGGGCGCGCATTTGGTATCCATGCAGAAAATTCATGCTTGTTGTTTTGCCGCATCCTTTACCGCCAGCGAAGGCGATGACCTTAGTTTTCATTTATAAATCCTTTTAACTGTGGATATAGAAATTCTCTTATTTGTTGAACTGTTAAATCACCCACGTCTTTGACACCTTCAATCATTTCTGGACGAATATAATTAAATCGCCGTCCGCAGGTTTTTACGATTTGCTCAGCAGCGCCATTTCCCGCATCATCATAATCAGTAAGTATGACTACGTTCATCGCGCCACTTTGCTCCAATAATATTAGCTGGTCTTCATTCAAACTGCACCCAAAAATGCCAACGGCATTAGCGATGCCAGCTTCGTGGAGCCTCCAAACATCTCCCTGTCCTTCGACTAAGACGACGCTTCCTGTATTCATTATCTCTTCTTTTGCGAGGTTTAGCCCATATAAAACATTTTTTTTGAAACCTTGACTGTGTAGCCATTTAGGTTTTAGATGTTCTTTAATTGCGCGACCAACGCAGCCAACATAGTTATAATCTTCATCGTAAACAGGCACTACTACGCGGCCAGACATTGGCTGATTGCCAGTCGTGCATTCGCCTACGTCGAAAGCTTCAAGAACAAGTTGGCTATAATTTCTTCCTAAATAATATTGAGCAGGTATATTTAGTTTTCCCCGTAGATCAGATCTCGATATTACCCCTTCCTCTCTTTCAATACGACGATTAAAAACATCTAACGTTTTAAATTTCTTTTTGGGAGCTTCTTTGATTTCGTCAAAATCTTTTCCGATTATATCTAGACAAAAGTCAACTGTCTCTTGCATCGAAACTTTTCTGTCTGCGTGGTAAGATAAACATCCTCGAACGAATCCAAACAAACTGTCAATGTATTCTTCTTGACATCCTTGCGTCCAGCAAGTCCAATTGCCCTGCTTGGTTGTCCCATCAGTAAAAATACAACATCCTTCAGGACTATCGCCACCATGAACTGGACATGGAAAGGCAAGCCTATTTGGAAATTCAACGTAATTTATATCGAAGTGAGTTAAAACTTTTTCGATGTGTAGAAGTAGTTCATTAGATATCGAAGATATCTTCTGACTCGACATCATCTGTCTCGAACCCTTCTTCCCGCGATCTTTCATTCTCATGAATCTCGTTTCTTGTTAAACCTTGCTCGATTCTGCCAAACCTACCATGCATTACCATACTAATGTAGTCACCATCATCAAGACCCTCCCCGTGACGCGCTACAACCGGAACTAATTTTCTGTTGCCATTGCTCTCTCCATCGGCAGCTATCTCTTCGGGCGATTTCATCTTGAAAATAGAAAAACTTGTACATAGCCAAATAAGCCTGTCAGAACCAGAAACAACTGTGGTTGTTTCGGTCGTAGTCCCATCTCTGTTTAATTGTACAAAAGCTAGACATGCGACATCATATTTAACAGTAAAGTTATGCAGCTGCGTAATTTGAAAGCCTAAGACCTGATATTCTTGCATAGATGCGCTAATGCCTTCGCTGCCCATCAACTTCAAGTAATCATAAATAATCAGACAGTCATTGGTTCTACCATGCTCATCAAATCCAACATGTTGATAAATCCATTTTCTCATCTGGCTTAAAATATTTTCAAACGATTCACCAGCAATGCTAATATAGTGGTATGGAATTGATTTTAATTTCTCTGCGGCTTTGTGTACCTTTTCTTTATCAATCTCACTTTCGGTAAATCTGCCACTCGCAATTCTGTTAATTTCAACACCAGAAATATTGGCCAACATTCTATGGTAATGATCTTCTTTTGACATTTCTGTGTCAAGCATTAATACTGGAACATTTTCTTCTCCAGCAACATAAAGTCCAACAGCGTCCCCATACATAGACTTACCAACTTTTGGCCTCGCCCCTACCAAATCAACACACTTTCTTCTAAAGCCGCCTCCGATAGCTCGGTCGTAATCGCTAAATCCAGAAGGTATCCCAATATAATCTGAAACATTATTTTCTAAGAAGTCTAGATATTCGTCAAGACCTTCTCCAATGGTCTCTGTCTTTTTGTTGCCCGACTGGTAAATATCTCCTGTGGCTTCCAGAATACGGTTCTCAACACGCGAAATAATATCCATGATATCTTCATCGCCTGTAACTGAACTAAGCTCAGAATCACAAGCCTTCATCATCTTGCGGAAATCTCTAGCCACTCTTAGCTTTGTTATTTTGGATGCGTAAATACCAATATTATCTTTAACAATTGGCATGTTAAAAAGAGATCGAATATATCCAATCTCTTCTTTGGTGTTGATTACTTCCTCTACGCCCATATTATTTGCTACGGACAGTATAGATGATAATTCAACCTCTGTATTTTCAGAAATTGATTTGTAAACACAGTCAAATATTAACTGGTTCATTGCGTCTGTAAATGTCTCAGACGTAACGTAGTCAATTTCTAGATAAGCATCAAGACCATGCTGGCACAATCCGGCCAGCACAGCTCGTTCAGATGCTAAATCTTCTAGTTTATTTATCGTCTTAGGCATTTGTCACAAACAAAAAAGTCACGTTTGAATGTTGGATGAATTTCAACTTCTTTATTACATCGAGTGCAAACTTGAACAACTTTAGAAAATTTAGGTCTAGTTCTTTCGGTTCTGCTAATATCTGGCGTTTGGTTGATCTTGTCTTTATGTTCAGTTCCATTGTCTACAAACTGATTAACTCTGCCCGGAGGCGTTACAACTGGCTGACGACTATTGCTTACGTTATTCATAGCAAATTCTGAGAACTTAGATGGCAGCTTAGACCTATCTGCTTCCGACTCTGACATTGTAGCAGTCTCTACTGGAATTTCATCGAGTAATTCCATAGCAAGCTCTATCATGTCGATGTCGCCTTCTTCTTTTGCTTTTTTGAGTAATTTTTTAATCTTGTCTTTTGTGGTCATTATTTTCTCCTAGCTAAGTTGGTTAGTATGTCTGCCATGCTTAAAATTCTACTAGCACATCCTTCTAATGTTCTGACTCTAGCTTCGGCATGTTTTTTGATTACAAGTATTTCGTCAGCCAGCGGATTTTCTTTGATGGCGGCATAATATCGCTGCTGCCATTTAGCGTACTGCCCACCGTACTGATCAAGTACCCCACCTATTATATACCAAATCGAAGAATCTGCCCACTCTAAAATGTTTTTTTCTTTAACTTTTACAGTTTCTACATATTCTGCGTAAGCATATAACTCGTAGGCGCACATCAAACATTCGGCAGAAGTTAGCGCACGCATTCTGTCTGCGTCCATGTTCAGCAATTCACTGATCCTGCTATCTTTTTCTGGAGCTTTTACTTCTTTCAAATGCTTAGAAGTTTTCCAGTCTTCAATAGCTTGCTTAAATTCCTGTAATCTTTCTTCGCCAGTCATCTTCTGTCTCGTTGTAGTTAAATTCAATAATTGTTATACTGTTAACATTACACCATTCTTTTTTGTCGCGGTCGCGTGCTTGCGCCTTGTAAAATGATAACTTATCTTTAAAATGAAACTTGTTAAACTCGAAGTGTTGTTTACCATGTACTTCAACAATCAAATTCCTGTTCGGTATATAGAAGTCACCCCTAAGTTTAGAACGACTTCTTTCTGTTTGCGTTCCTGCTAGAGTCACTTCTTCCAGAATTGTATCATACGGATAACAATTTTCAAGTACTTTTTTAGCCTTTTGGTGAAGTTTTGATCTTTTTCCGCCTCCAGACTTAGGGTTCCAAGTGTACTCTCTACCATCTAGTCCGGTTATTTTCATAGCATTGCTTTGATTTGAGTCTCTAAAAAATCAACTAACTTAGGATTTTGTTTTAGAAAAGCGTAGAGCTTGTCTTGGCCTTGAAATTTATAAGCTTTCATCAGCGCTTCGTCGTCCTCAATATTAGCATCTTTGTCTATTTCTTTAATTAAATCCTTGCACTCAGTAACAAAGTCGCAAGTAAACCAAGCTCCACCCTTGCTAATTAAACCAAGGTCGCAAGCCAAAATCAAAACCTCTTGAGTGCT